CACCCGGCATTGGTGGCGATCTTGTTGTCGGCCAGAACCAGCGCCCGCCGGTCATCCTCGCTCAGATGGTCGAGAACAATGACCGGAACTTCGGCGAGCCCGAGCTTACGTGCAGCAGCCAGGCGGGCGTGGCCTGCGATGATGACGTTGTCGCTGCCGACGAGGATCGGATTGGTCCAGCCAAACTGCCGCATGCTCGCGGCGACTTGGGCTACTTGTTCGTCGGTGTGGGTGCGCGCGTTCCGAATGTAGGGCAGCAGGCGATCTACCGGCCAGACTCGGATGCGGAGATTTCGAAGGCGCTCGATGATGTCCAACATCTCAGAGGGTTTCCTTTTGCCGTGTTTGGGGATCCGGTTCGTTGCCCGCGACAGAGGGCACATCGCGTGCTTCCGCGACGGCAGGGAATGTTTGACCGGTCCCCGCGAGAACCGGCGTCTCGCCGTCCAGGTTGATCATGCGCCGCAGGATCACATCGCAGTAGGCCGGCGACAACTCACAGCCATAGGCGATGCGATCCAGCAGTTGCGCCGCCGCCATCGTCGTTCCCGACCCCATGAACGGGTCATAGACGATGTCCCCCGGATCGCTGAACGCAAACAGGAAGAACTCCACCAGCGCCCGCGGAAACGGTGCGCAGTGGGATCCCTGGCTCGACTCGGACTTGACCTCGATGACGTTCGACGGTCGCGCCACGCCGGTGTAGCGGCCTTCCGGGTTCGGCGCCGCGTTCAGATCGCGGTGCGATCTCTGCCAGGCGCTCTGGTTCCTGCTGGGATCGGCGGCGGCGCCGCGCGGCCCCGTGCCCAGCAGCCCGCTGCCCGATGTGGACTTTGGGTTGTTGGGCGAATACTCGAAGCAGTCCTCCGACTCGTGCCCAACACGCTTCGGCCGGAATTTGATTTCCTGGTGGCGGCAAAAATGGAACACAGGCTCCCACGCGTTTTTGAAGCGGTTGTTCCAACCGCCAGGCACGCCATTGTCGGTCTTGCGCCAGCAGAACTCGTCCACAAAGCGCCAGCCCCAGAGGCGACGGTGTGCGATTACCAAGTCTTTCACGTAAAGGCTGCGCTCGCCGTTGTCGGCATGCTCCTTGATGTTCAGGAAGTAGGAGCCATCGTCTGCCAGGATCGCGGCGATGTTGGCGGCCACATTGCAATACCAGTCTGCATACTGGTCCGGTGGGATCGGGCGGAAGCCGCTCGAAGAGTCGTACTCCCGCTGCGAGGCGTACGGCGGTGATGTGATCGCGACGTTCGCGTGCGCTTCCTCGAATAGTTTGCGAATAACACTCGCGTCACGGCAATCGCCGCAGATCAGACGGTGCTTGCCGATCACCCAGACATCGCCCTGCCGGGTGACAGCCTGGACGGGAGTCTCGGGAACGTCCTCCTGTACCTCGGGAGCCTCTTCCGGTTCCTCGGGCACAGCCAGCAGCGCATCGAGCTCGTCGGTAGAGAAACCTACCAGTGCCAGGTCGAGGCCATCCGTTTGCAGGTCCTTCAACTCGTCGGCAAGGAGAGCATCGTCCCATCCGGCGTTGAGCGCGATTTTGTTGTCGGCTATGATGTAGGCGCGCCTTTGGGTTTCGTTGAGGTGATCCAGCACAACCACCGGCACCTCGCCAAGGCCCAGCTTCCGGGCAGCCAGGAGGCGACCATGGCCGGCTACTACGCCAGCATCGGATGCCACCAGGATTGGCGAGTTGAAGCCGAATTCCTTGATGGACGCTGCGATTTGAGCCACCTGCTCTTCGGAATGGGTCCGCGCGTTCCTCTGGTAGGGGAGCAGTCGCTCCACAGGCCAGATCTCGATCCGTTGAGCCATCGCAGGCGTGAATGTCTTCATGCTCATGCTATTAGCGGGGGCGGGGACTTCCGGATTGGTTATCCCCGCCTGAGGTTGATTTGCGTGAGGAGATTGGCGGCCTAAGAACCGGTACTGGAACTGGAACCGGAATCGGTGGTCGGAATCATGGCAGCCTGGGCCGCCGCGATAAGCGTGGTGAGCGCGGTGTTGAAGCCGGTGGCGGCGGCCGCCTGGTTCTGCTGGTCGCTGGCGACGGTAGCGTTCGCGGCGTCCAGTTTCGCCTGGATCGCGGCGGCCGCGCTTTGGTCATTCGCCGTGGTCGTGACGGCGGTTTGGTATGCGGTGCCGGCCTGCTCGGCGGCAGTGATGGCATCGCTTAGACTCGGAGTGGGAGTGGGGGGTGTAGTGCTCATAAGCTGTGTTTGGGATCGGCAAAGAAAGTGCGCCCAACATGCTTCGCGTGGATTTGTAAATCCTTCGGCGTCAGGGAGAACCTATCCCCGCTGATTTCAGCAAGAGACAGCGACGGCCCTGCGGGTCGAGTTGAGGCGCCACGAACTTCGCGCGATTGGGCGAGCATATAATTGAGTAGGAGCGATTCGAGGAAAGGCATGACGAACACAGAGATGACATGCGTATTGGTTGCGGCGGTAGTTCAGGGAATCGGCAGCGCAGTAGTGCCGCTTGTTCAGGCTGCTGTCGCCGCACATAAAGAAAAAATGTCATCGTTCTGATTTCGCTATACCATAGGGCTCCCGTAAGTCGCAGATGGGATTCGGCTTGCGCAGGACGACGTGGAAAACTCTCAATCAGGCTCCGATACTTCACCTTCAGACAGCGGCCGGGACTGGCGGACACTTGCCCGTGATCGCGCCGCCAGGTTGCATGCCCAATTCAAAGAAGATCGTCAGGAGGCGAAAAGGAAGCGCCGTGCAGGGCGTCCAAAAGGCGAATTGGCACCGAGATTGAGAGATGAATTGAAAAATTGCAATATTCTCCAACTCCAAAATGCCAAGAGGCTGTGCGATTGGCACATCAATCGGCAGCGCAAGCCACCAAGCGAGCACGACTGCAGTCGTGAGCCATACACGGTAAGCGTCTTAGGTTCTGTCACGGTGAAGACCAAGCGTTTTCGCCTTGAGTTCCGCCGCACGTCTTTTAGGGCGGAGAAGGTTTACGTCAACGGACCCTATGTCCGACAGTATTGGTGGGATGGCTCAATCGTCAAATCAAAACACATCCCGAAAGGCAAGAACCTCAGGCGCGATATTCCTAAGAAAGTCTGGGCTGCCTTCAGAGGTCTTCTTGATCGCCCCGAGAACGAAGAGCTACGCAAGACTTTGATCCAGAGGTTGCAGGGCGAGGTAGCGGCCATCGATTAGTCGAAATTCCGGAGGAGGCGCAGACGTGCCCAGACCCAAGAACCAGCGCGACGAGTTCGCCGAGCAGTATATCGCCGGCCTTTTCGCAGATGCCGGATGGTCAGTTTATTTTCCCCGGAAGGACAAAGGGTTCGACTTCATCGTTTCAAAGAAAACGGATGCAGGAATGATTCTCCGTCCCATTCAGGTGAAGGGCAAATTTCCAGAAACCCTGACAGCGGTTCGTAAGAAGTATGGATACCGTGGCAAATTGACCGCAACACATCCAGACATGGTTTTAGTGATCCCGTTGTTCTCTTCGCTGGAGCGATTAGCTCACCCGGATTGTGTCGCGTATATGCCATTCAACCGCATAGGCAAGGCGAAGGACGGCACATTCTGGTGCGGACCAGCGAAGCTTGAAAAGGGCAAAGTCTCAGCGAAGATGGGCTTTCAACGCTATTTCGATGAACAGGGATTGAAGGCCGTGGAGAGCACAGACTTCGGTCATGAGGTGCTTCCGTAAACGATCGTCCTCCCGCTACGCTTATCTATCTGAACCAATGCAGTCGACGCGGCACCCATCGGGAGTGTGGCAGGTGCCGCTGGCGGTCGTGGTAGAACGGATCATCCGCGCGCGGACCCCAACCGTCGTCTTTCCACTGCGTCGCACCTTGCGCGGCGAGCCTGGCGGGCGATTGTGTGGCCAGGGCCATGTTCGAAGCCGTCGCGATGGAGGCAGCCGATGCAGTCTTCGGCGCGCAGACCACGCAACATCGCGGACAGAATATCCCCCGATGGAACATGGGCTGGTGCATCTTCTCCGCCCGCCCGCCACACATGAGGCACGCGCCAGTGATGTTCGCGGACTGGATGCACGGCTCCATGGATCAGGAATTGGACCGGCGGTCAAACCAATCCTGCCGCTCGATCCACGGCCGCCGCTCCTGGCGCCCAGCCGATTGGGCCGCCGACTGTCCGTGCCCTTCTTCGCCGGCGGATTTCGCCGCCATCAGCGCCTCAATATGCTGCGCCTGTTTATTCAATCGGAACCGACCGGCAATCAATGATTGCAGCGCGGCGTACGCATAGCATCTGGCGTCTAGCGCCTCGTTCCGGGCACCGGCCTTCTTCGTCCACTCTCGACTGGCGAAACCTTTGGTGTACCGCACCCGGCAAGTCTCGGCCGTGAGTTGCTCGAAGTATCCTTGATCGTATTGGTCGCTGATCGGAAAGTGGCAGAAACCCGGTCCCGGCTCGGTGATCTTGAGGCGCGCATAGAGCGCTTCTTTGGCAGCGTCGACACCGATGACCCATAAGGGTCGATTGTCCTTGGCCTTGCTGTGCATCCGAGGCCAAATCGGTCGCTGGCCGGCTGCGCCCTTGATCGGGTACATCTTCGGCAGCGCCCTCCGTCGCCCCCGGTCACTACAAAACTGCTGCACGATCGGTTGGTGAAACCCGGAGTCCACACATGCCGCGGCGATCTCCATTTCCTGCCCGCAAGGATGTTCGAACGTCAGCGAGAGCACCTGATCGAACCCATCCCACAGATCGCGTTGCGCCGGATCTCCCGGAAGGACGATGTACGCCAGCGACCAAGACTCCTCGTCACGGCCCCAACCCACGATCTCCATTTCAATTCGATCGGCCTGTAAGTCCGCGCCCAAGGTAATCAACACCACGCCGGCTGGGAGCATCACTTCCGCACGGTATGGCTGGCGTCGGCCCAATAGCTCGCCAGCGTCGGTTTTTGTTGCTCCCGCCTGCTGGAACGTCTCCGCCAGGACCGTATTCGTGAACGTCTGCATCCGCTCCGGTGACTTGCGGGCGCGCAAGAAGTCCTTGGCCAGCTGCGACCAGGTGGTCCACGGTGAATACAACGCGTTTAGCCAGAACCCGGCTGTTTCGCCATCACCCGCCGCCTCCGCCCGCCACTCGCCGCGCTCCAGCATCGCCGCTTTCTGGTGGTCTGCAATATGCCCTTGGCAGCGTTCGCACTCATACCACGCTTCGGCGGGTTTGCGGTCGGGCCACTTCACTCCGCTCCAGCGCAGGATCTGGAAAACTCCGCAGTGCGGGCAGGGCACGTAATATTTCCGCTGGTCGGACTCCAGGTACGCCTGCTCGATACGGCTGGCTTCCGCAATCGTCGGCGTCGATACCATCGCGATCTGCCGATTGGCGAACGTCGCGGTACGCCGAATCGCAAGGTCTACGGGGTCGCCTTCTTCCGTTCCCGCCGCACCGGACGATGCCGAAGGCGGATACGCGTCCACCTCATCCATCAGCAGGAAACGCGCCGGCATGGACCGCAGGCCCACGGAGCTGTTAGCGCCTGTGACCACGAGGACTCCGCCCGGAAATTCCTTCGCCAGGATTGTGTTGCCGGAATCTCTCTCACGCGGGTCTGATACCCTTTGAGCCAACACCGACGTGTTTTCAATCAGCGAAGCAATCCTTTGGCGAGAGAACCGTTTGGCAAGCTCGACTGTCGGTTCCACCAGCATCGTTGGGCCGGGCGCGTAGTGGATTATATAGCCCAGCATGTTTAGCAGGACTTCGGACCCGCCAATCTGAGCCGGCTTCATGTAGACCACGCGCGAGAACGGCGACGCCGGACTGAGGCAATCCATGATCTCGCGCAGGAACGGCGTGCGAGACGTGCGCCACCGGCCAGGTTCGCCCGCCGACACGCGAGAGAGCACGCGGTACTGATCACTCCATTCGCCGATCGTGAGTTCCGGGTCTGGCCGCAGCGCGCCGGCGAATGCCTCGCGAATGCCGGCGAGGATTATCTCCGGCGTCGTTGCGTGCTCAGAGGGTACTGATGGCATTCGCTAATGCCTCCAGTTCCCGCGAGAGTTCGGCCTTCAGGGTTACGTGGACCTTCTTTGAGTCGGGTTCCGCGGCCAGTACCGTCGCTAGGCGATCGGGAAGACCGAGGATGCCGTCACGGAGACTCCGCACGGCTTCGGCAACGGTTTTGCGAACCGCTTCGGCCTCGATTAGCCGGCCCTGCTTCGTTTCGAACTCGAGCCGGCGAAGCTTTGCACGGAAAACCATCTCGATCGTTCGTGCCTGTCCGAAGCTCGCACCGCCAGCCTGGGGTAAGGAGTCGGCAGTGCGGGACGGAGCCGCCATTGACGGCGCAGTGGGCGACTCGTTCACCTCATCGACCGGCTTGTCGTCGAGGACCGTGTCGGAGGCGCGGACATCAATTTTGCCGCCACGCATCACGAGTACGCCGGCTTTGGCCAGTTGCGAAATGTATTGGCG